CTGTCTGTAACAAAAGAAACATTTAACTCTCAGCCATACAGAAAGAACTTGGTAAACCCATCTGTAATCGATATGTTTATTGCTAACGTAAGCACAAGCGGTGAGCAAAGACAGAACGTATACTACGAGGAGTTTGGAACAATCATGCGTGAGTGTGCATATTTTAATGTTAAATATGATAAGGCTTATCCAGCACTTTACTCAAAGATATCTCCAACGTTTAATGATAAGCAGGGGTACGTTGTTTCTGGATTTAGGTCAAACCCATATACTGCCGAGTTCCTTGTGTTTAACGTAACAGACTTTGCTTTGAACTTAGACGAGTCTACAGGAAACTATCTAAGAATCCAGGGTATTGCGTTTACCCAGCAATCTTCTCACGAACTAACAGTAGACGAATATCTATCTAAGACTAGTAGCCTAAACAACTATGGAAACTATTCCAGCATAAACAACAAGTATGTTGATATCCAGAACAATAGAAACACTTATGGAAATAAAGACTTTTCTGTAGAAGGAACATACATTCAAAGCATCGATATGGCAAATAATCTTATGAAGTGGATGGTGGATAAGGTTATGGTTCCTAAAAAGTCTATGTCCTTGACAATCTTTGCAAACCCAATGATTCAGTTGGGGGACATTGTTAAGGTAAACTACACCGTAGATGGTGTACAGCAAGTTCCAAATTCAAGATTTGTAGTGTACAACACAGAGTATCAGAGAAGTCCAGAAGGACCATCTATGACACTATATTTAAGTGAGGTAGTATAATGAGTAATAAAAACGCAAAACCAAAAGCACCTAAGAAAACTATCTTTAGATATTTAGACAAGAATCCAGTAAGGGTAGCAACATCTAATCTATTTATAGACACAGAGAGCGTACCTGTTGACTATATGGTTGGAGTTATATTTGCTGAGATTGGTGGACAAGAACTAATTAACTATTCAATGACGGAACTGTCTGGCAATGAGAATACTTCCCCTATCAAGGACATTTCCAGCATCAACGACAAGTTTAGTCCATATAACATTTTGTCAACAAATAGGCGTTCTCAAAATGCTAGTGTCCCTGGTGCTCCAGAATTTACGTTAGATTTATTAGACTATACTTTAGAGGTAAGTGATGAAACATCCTTTGTTAACACTGACGAAGCCGCTTACCTTAGAGATGTTGCTCTAACCAATGAAAGTGTGTCTATAGATTCAGTTTGGCAGAACATTCTGATAAGCCTCGATGATTCTGCAGAGGGACTACTTTTGGAGTTGGATTTTGTTAGGTTTGGAGAGACACTGTAGTGTGTTATAATAGGATATAATGATTACTTCAAGAGGACGAGACATATTAGCCAAGTATTTAGTTGGTCAGATTCCAACATATGCATCACACATTGCTATTGGCTCTGGACCTATACCAACGATTACCCCAGGAAACTATATAAATAAAACAGAGTTAGATTTTGAAATGGGAAGGTTCCCTATAACTTCTAGGTCGATTGTTGCAGATAGGGTTTCTGTCTCTGCATCCAACATAGCAACCACAAATACTGGTCAAACATACACGATTACTGTAGCATCTCATAATTTTTATGTTGGTCAAAAGGTTGTTCTTGCTAACTTTCCAACGTTTACCGATGCAACAACAGCAGAGGTTTATTCCCCAAGTGATATCCATAGCATATTGGCTACTACACCAACAACAATAACTGTTGATTTTAGATATGTTGGAAGCCAGAGTGCAACTAACATTACAACAACATCAAAAGCATCGCCTGGAGCAACCGTTTCTGGAATAGTAAAACAAATATCTCTTACAGCAGAATTACCATATGCTGGTAGATATGAGGTAACAGAGATAGGTATATATTCTAGTGCTGACAATCCGTATGTTTCTGGGGTACCTAGTCAGATACTATCAAACTTCTTAAGCACAGAAGACTGGCAACTATGGACAAGTTCAACAACTTCTTTTGCACCATTAGTAACATATTCAACCATTGGTGTTTCTAATGCTATAACTGTGGTAGAAAAAGCCTTTAGAACAGACTCAAATAATGTATTCTTTGATTCTACTATTACTGATGCCTTAGCCAAAAGTAGAATCACAAGGCACGAAAGACCCAGGTTCTTGCAAGATACTGTGGTTATTGCAGGAAATCTATCGGATTTCTCTAACTTGAATACCGCAACTGGAGACTTTATTTCGTTAAGAGATTTTCCAATAGACCTTTCTAAAAATAATCCAGACGATGAAATAAGAATAGCCTACTCTCTAATTAATAGTGTTTCTGTGCCTAGCCAAACCCCAAAAAGTATAAACATAATGCTAGAATTTGTAACTAAAAATGGACTTGATTATGCTGAATATCATTTTAGAGATACTGATGCAACCAGCCTTATATCTGGAACAGGACCATATACCTCTAATAGATATCGTGTAAAATCATTGCCAATATCTGGAGGAAACCTTTCTTCTGGATTTTCTTGGGCAAATGTTGGCTCACTTAGAATCTGGGCCAGTGTTGAATCAGCAACAACATATGCAGGTACTGTACTAACAGACTTTGACATCTGCCTAGATGCTATAAGACTTGAAAACAAATCAAATACTAATCCACTGTATGGTTTAGTTGGATACATGGTTACTGGAACAAATCCTTATGGAGATATTCTTCCAATAGTAAAAAATGATAGTATGTCTCATCAAGTAGAGTTTAGATATATTATTGGAGAAACAGATAATGTCTAGAGAAATGCAAATTCCAATTAACGAATTTGATTATTTTACATCTGACGGAACTTATGCTGGGGTAAAGTTTAGATATCGCCTTAAGGAAGATAGCACAGACACTAATGTGTCTCAGTGGTCAGAGCCAGTAGAATTAGTTTTTAAAAATTCAGATAATGTAAACATTTCTTTATCGGAAACAAATGGCTATGACTTTCCAACATCAATATCCAGGACAAATCCAAGCACTAGCCTTGTATGGAATAGTGTGAATAAAAAAATGATGCCAAGCCAGATAGACCAAATTATTTCTCAAACATCGGTTGCATCTTTGTTTACCCCTATTCCAAAGAATGACCTGTATAGGCTTTCGTGGATTACCCCAGAAACATTTAACATTGGAAAGTTTGATATTTTTCAGTCTTGGAGAGGGGTTGCCTATGTTCATCCAACAGCAAATATCTCTACTCCAACTCAAACTAGTTCATACATTGGAACGATAACTCTTTCTGGAACAAATGCAACCATTAAAGGTCAAACATTAAAATCTTATTATGACTGGTACCTGTCATTTGTTGGCGAAGACCTTCCTCTCTATGCAAGCAAAGGGACAGTAACTCCAGGTAATACGTTTGTTGTTACTGGATATTCAGGTACATCAACTTTTTCCGTAAGGTCGGATGCAGATTGGGTTTCAAGCGGAACCCTTAGAAACATTTCAACACTAAATGTTTTCACTACTCCAGAATATGTTGCAACAGTCCCAACAAACACCTATGAGTTTTCCAGAAAAATGGTATCAAATAAAGTTTCTGCAACTCTGATTGGTACAGACAGAGATGTAGTGGTTCCAAACTCTGGCTCATCTATTGTTAATTTAAATGAAGATGTCGCAACATCTGGGCTTGTTCCTGGAATGAGATTGCAAAAAATTTCTGGAGATGGAAGATTTAGTACAGACAACGCAATAATTTCTCAAATAGATTATCAAAATAATCGATTATTTATATCTGATTCTACTGGAGAAACAAATGTTCTTGCAGGACCTTATACAATCTCTAGCGTTCAAAATCCTACTGGTGGAGTTTGGATTGCAACTATAAACTCTTCTGACCTTGGTACAAATTTTGAAGTTGGATATATGATTGGTGCTACCGCAGGAACTGGAACATTAGGAGATGGAATTGTTAGAGTTACGTCAACAAACAATGCCACACAAATCACTATTCAATCTAATTCTGTTATTACTGCTGGAACAATTACAAATCTTGCAACTATCTATAGAAAAAATCATCCTGTGTCTGGATATATAGAGTTTGTTGGAGACGCAAACACACAGTTTGATGTAGCAAACTATGCTGCAACTATAAAGCACAACTGTATGACTCAACTTTTTTGTCAAAGCATTATTGCTGCTCCAACAAAAGACAGAAATTACTCAAATTTGTATACTGTTCTGTCTGTCTCAGAAAGCCAGTTTTTATATACTGGAGGGTTGGGGCAAATAACAGGTGCGGCAGGCTCTGCAACTCCATATAGAGCAACAATATCTGTAATGAATATGCCTTGGCAGGCTTCGGCAAATACCGCTGGGCTTAGAATATATGCCAATCCAATACCAACTATTGCTATTACTGGAGTAACTCCATCTTCTCCTTCTGCTGGCAAGGTAACCTATACTGCAGTCAATGGCTTAAACGTAGGAGACTCTGTAACCATAACAGGTCTTAGTCCATCTGGATATAATGGTACTTTTACTGTAACAAATACATCATCTTCGACTTTTGCTGTGACAAATGCAACAACAACAACACCAACCGATGTCATTGGAACTGCATCTGGCTCTACAGGTTCTTTTGGTAGCGGAGAGGTCAAGGTTGCTAGATATGTTTCTGGAAATTCTATAGAGATTATTTCTACCGCACCAATCACCAATGGTTTTATCTATGGAATCAGACTCTAGTGTGGTATAATTAAAACATGGCACAAGTACCTTCATTACCAAGCAATGGGCAACCAATAGACACCCAGTACATTTATGATATCGTCAGTTCTTTGATTAGCATAAATGGAGAGTTGGCAACAACTGGATATTCTGATGTACAGGCATCAAATGTTAAAACAAATAATCTTAGATTTCAGGCATTGAGCCAAAACATTGTGAATAGTGCAAACGTTTCTAAAGATGCACCAACTAGCGGTCAGGTATTTTTTAAGACACCGTTTACCCAAACACCAATTGCTACAGCAACTCTAGTCTCTAAAACTACGGATTCCAGAGGAGCAACATTGACAATTACAGGGGTAGACAATTCTGCTGTATACTATACAGTAAATTACACAACAAAGGGAAAAACAACCCTAGATATAAATGTTATTGCTATTGGAGTCTAATGGCTGCTATGACAATGGAGGAGTATAACGCAGCCCCAGTAATTGTGGGTAGTAAAAAAGTCTGGTTTCTTAATGGAGACCTAGTTCGTGTTTACCATATGAACAACTCCAATGGAATAATGTCTGTTTATAATATTATAAAAGACCAAATCGAAAGTTGTTTAGTTAGTGATTTTAAAAAAAATAGGGAACGAGCCTACACCGTAGGAGAGGCTGCAAGCCTCGTAAACAGGCATAAAAAATATATGCCAGCATTAATGCTAAAAGGCGTTATTCCCTTCCCTATGGGGTCACAGAAGGGCGGAGAAAGGGCTTGGCAGGTCCGTTCTTACTACTCCGAATCACAGGTAAGGGAAATTCGTGATATACTTGCTTCCTACCACCACGGTAGACCAAGAAAAGATAAACTAATAACCAACGATGTTACACCTACAAAACAAGAGTTGACAAGGCGTATGGGCGATGGTATACTAGTTTATACAAAGACAGAAGATGGCAGATTTGTGCCCATCTGGAATGAATCAATTTAATGTTCTTGAAAGGAACTGGGTATGAATAACGATGAGACTAAAGTTACAGTAGGGCTAGGCTATACGCTTAATCTTGGTAACTTCCAATCACTGCGTATTGACTTATCTGTATCAGATAACAAGCGTGAGGGTGAAAACATAACAGATGCATTTGAACGTGTGTATGCATTCGTTGAAACAAAGTTGGCTGAAAAGGTCAAGGAATCTCTAGACGAGGCTGACAATAAGTAATGGCTGAACGCAAAGACCGCATGGCTTTGCTTAGTCGCTACAGTAAACTCCATACTGCAAAGTACGAAGAAAAGCCTTCCCTAAATCTAAATGTAGAGCAATGGGCTGCTGATGCACTCATTGAATCTTATGGCATGCCAGAGTGCTATGAACTACTCCAGTATTACTTTGATGTATCGGAAAATCCATCATGGAAATACTTTGCAAATTATGCAGACCACATTGTTTACAAACGTAAACAGGTACAACAAGACAACAAAGAACGAGCAGAACGTAGGCTCAAAGCGAAAGAGTGGCTAAGTGAATAATACAGAATCAAAACTAATCTCTGCTGTACTGGCAGACAAACAAGTACACGTTTTGCTACAGGCAAATGTTGACAATATCCTAAGAACCCACAATGACATCTGGACTTTTATCCGTAACTATTCGGAGACTAATGGAACTGTTCCACCAACATCCTTGGTTGTAGATAAGTTCCGTGACTTTATTCCAGTCGATGAAGTTGGTGCTACCAAGTATCACCTAGAAGAACTACAGGCAGAATTTCTAAATGATAGTCTTAAAGATGTTCTTAGAAGCACTGCTTCAGATGTTCAAGCAGGTCAGGGTACTAAGGCACTAGAAGACCTTATCCAGAAGACATCGGAACTAAAGAAGAATACAGCAGTTATTCGTGACATTGATGCCACTGATATTGATTCTGCTGTTGCCTACTTCGAAAACCTTGCTCGTCAGAATGAGTTAGGCTCGATTGGTATTAAGACTGGTTTGCCAGGATTTGACAACTATCTTCCTGCTGGTATTACTCCAGGACAGTTAGGTGTGTTCCTTGCTTATCCAGGAATCGGTAAGTCTTGGTTTGCTTTGTATATGGCAGTTCAAGCATGGAAGCAAGGTAAGTCACCACTAATCATCTCACTTGAAATGTCCGAGACTGAAGTTCGTAATCGTGTGTTCGCTATTATGGGTGAGGGTCTTTGGTCACATCGTAAACTCAGCAATGGTCAGGTAGAGATTGAAGACCTAAAGCGTTGGCACTCCAAGGAACTTCAGGGTAAACCAGAGTTCCACATTATCTCTAACGACAATGGTGGAGAAGTTACCCCATCAGTTATTCGTGGTAAGATTGACCAGTACAAGCCTGACCTAGTTATTGTGGACTACCTACAGTTGATGTCCCCTAACCAGAAGTCAGATAATGAGACTGTTCGTATGAAGAACCTTTCTCGTGAACTAAAGTTGATGGCTATCTCCGAAGAGATGCCAATCATCTCTATCTCGTCTGCTACGCCAGATGATGTTACTAAACTAGATACTGTTCCTACATTAGGACAAACTGCTTGGTCTCGTCAGATTGCTTACGATGCTGACTGGGTACTTGCTCTTGGTCGTGCCACTAACTCAGACATCCTAGAATGTGTATTCCGTAAGAACCGTAATGGCTTTATGGGTGAATTCTTGGTTCAGGTTGACTTTGATAAGGGCTACTATCGTTATAAGGATTTTGAAGATAACTAGTTATAATAGAGTGTGGAGAACATATATCACAGACCTATTAAGAACTTTACTTTTGACGGAATCATCAAGAATGATGCCGCAATAGGTAGACTTCGCTTAGAACTTGTGAGACTCAAAACACTTGAGATGTGTGAATTGGGGTATGTCCAAAGGCTTGACATAGACCCACAATTTACGATAAAATATAATAACGAAAAAGATTACTACGAATTTACATTAACAGTATATGGTACATACATAGGAAAGAATAAAGCATTATGGATAAAGGGAATAGACGGAACAGAAATGATTCCTACTCAAAAGAACAAATTAAGCGAGTTATCGCAGGGTCAGGCATCACAATCGAATCGGAAGTAGACTCTGACTACATCATCTTCTGTCCTTTTCACAACAACTATCGCTCACCTGCTGGTGAAGTAGATAAAAGTTCTGGTCTATTCTTTTGCTTCTCCTGCCAACATGTTTGCGACCTGCCATCCTTGATTATGCATACATCTGGTAGGACATACTTTGAATCTGTTCGTTACATCAAGTCTAAAGAAACTGAGATTGATTTGTCGTATCAAATTAACCAGTGGAATCCCCTAGAGCAACTAGATACTATGAAGGTAGATTGATTAGTGAATCATCTATCAAGAAGTTCCAACTAGGCTTTTCTGAGAAACAAGACATGGTAACTATACCTGTCCACTCTCCAGATGGAATTACTGTGGGCTTCGTTGGTCGTTCAATCGAGGGTAAAGAATTTAAGAATACTCCAGGACTACCAAAAGCAAAAACCTTGTTCAACTTGAATCGTGTGAAGACTGCTGGCAAAGTCTATGTAGTTGAATCATCATTTGATGCTATCCGTTTAGACCAGTGTGGTTTTCCTGCGGTAGCAACATTGGGTGCAAACGTATCCAATTTCCAAACAGACCTACTCATTAAGTATTTTAATAACGTTATTGTTATTGCAGATAACGATGAGGCTGGCGGTAACATGAAAGATAAGATAGTTGAACGTCTTGGCTCTCGTGTTACTGTTATCAAAATAGATAAACAATATAAGGATATTGGCGATATGTCTGATGAAGCAATTAAAAATATTGACGAATCGTTTGACAAAACCATCGCTAGTATGCTAAACTAGTATACCGCTAAGAAAACATAAGGAGAATATTATGAGCGTAATCAAAGGGCTAAAAGATATCGGTGCATTAATGGATAAGCCAAAATATGAAAACAATGGTCAGAAAGTTCGTTGGGTCAAGTTGGCTGACGGACAGTCTGCAAAGGTTCGTTTTATCGAGGAACTCGATACCGAATCAGCAAACTACAACGAGGCTCGTGGATTGTCTGTGGTAATCGCAGAACACACGAACCCAAAGGACTACAAGCGTAAAGCAGCATGTACAATCGATTCAGAAGGTCGTTGCTACGGTTGTGAAATGGGTCGTAAAGAACCAAAGGGCGGATGGCGTTCACGTCTTCGCTGGTATGGTAACGTCATCATTGATGATGGTACTGAAGCACCTTATGTGGCTGTTTGGTCACAAGGTATCTCAAAGCAGTCTGCTTTCGGAAATCTCCGTGAGTATGCAATTGAGACTGGTTCAATCTCGAACCTAGAGTGGAAGATTAAGCGTAACGGTCAGGGAACTGAAACTAACTACACTTTGCTTCCAACTAAGCCAGACACAGAACCTTTCAACTTCGATGGCATCGAGCCATTCAATCTTGAAAAGGTTGTTCGTGAAGTTGCTTATGCAGAGCAGGAGAATTTCTACTTCGGTTTTGATGCTCCATCTCTAACATCCAGCAACACTGACTGGTAATCAACTAATCGTGGTGGGGGTAGATGATTCGCTCTCTACCCCTACTGCTCTAACTTTAAGGAAAATTTTATATGAGTTATGCTGGACTGCACGTTCACACTCACTACTCGCTATTTGATGGCATTGCGACACCACAAGAATATGTGGACAGGGCAATCGAAATTGGAATGCCAGCCATCGCTATCACAGACCACGGTTCCCTATCTGGACACCGTGAAATGTATCGTGTTGCAATTGAAAAGGGTATCAAGCCAATTCTTGGCGTTGAAGGATACATTGCACAAGACCGTTTTGACCAAAGAGACAAGGCAGAACGTGAAGACACTCCACTAGACCTAGTTTACAATCACTTAATTATTCTTGCTAAGAATGAAAAAGGTCTAGAGAATCTAAACAAACTTAATGAGATTGCTTGGACTGAGGGTTTCTACAAGAAGCCTCGTATGGACTGGGGTTCTCTAGAAAAATATAAAGAAGGTCTTATCATTACTTCTGGATGTCTTTCTGGATATCTTGCTAAAGCAATTGAAGCAGATGACTTTGCTGCTGCTAAAGAACACTTGCAGTGGGCTAAGAAAACTTTTGGCGATGACTACTACATTGAGGTTATGCCACACAATCCACCAGAGATTAACAAGACCATTCTTGCTCTTGCAGATGAGTTTGGTATCAAGCCTATTGTTACTCCAGACTGTCACCACGCTGGTCCAGAACAACGTGAGATTCAAGAACTTAAACTAATCCTAAACACTTATTCTAACAAGATTCAGAAAGATGCTACCTTTGCTGGTAGTCAGGAAATCGAAGGTCTTATGGATAAATTGGATTACTTGTATGGTGCTGACCGCCAGATTACTTTTAGGGATTACGAGATTCACTTGCTGTCTGATGAAGAGATGCACAGGTCTATGGAAGCCCAGGGTATTACAAGACAAGATATGTATGACAACACTATTGAGATTATGAATAAGGTTGAAGACTACAACATTAAAGACCACCTAGACTTGCTACCAGCACAGTATCAGAATCCAGACCAAGAACTTTATGAACTTGCTATGGAAGGACTTACTGCTCGTGGCATTGGTGCTGACCCTGAGTATCACGTTAGGGCTGAAGAAGAACTTCAAATTATCAAGGATAAAAACTTTGCTCCTTACTTCCTAGTTGTTCGTAATATGATTAACTGGGCTAAGAAAGAAGGCATTATGGTTGGTCCTGGTCGTGGTTCATCTGCTGGTTCTCTAGTCTGTTATGCATTGGGCATTACTGACATTGACCCTATTGAGCATGGACTACTGTTCTTCCGTTTTATCAATCCAGAACGTAATGACTTTCCAGATATCGATACAGATATCCAAGATTCGAGACGTGAAGATGTTAAAGATTATCTAGTTAGACAGTATAGACACGTTGCTTCTATCGCCACGTTCCTTGAGTTTAAGGGTAAAGGCATGATTAGAGATATTGCTCGTGTGCTAAATATTCCACTACCAGATGTGAACAAGGTTCTTAAACTTGTTGATGACTGGGATGACTATTTGATGTCTAAGTCTACCCTAGAGTTCCGTCAGAAGTATCCAGAGATTGAACTCTATGGTGAACAACTTCGTGGTCGTATTCGTGGTACTGGTATTCACGCTGCTGGTGTGGTTACTGCCAAAGAACCTATCTTTAAGTATGCACCACTAGAGACCAGAACAACTCCAGGTAGCAAGGAACGTATTCCAGTAGTAGCAGTAGACATGGAAGAAGCAGAACGCATTGGTCTGATTAAGATTGATGCTCTAGGTCTAAAGACCCTATCTGTTATTCAGGATACTCTTGCTATTATCAAGGAGCGTTCTGGCACTGACATTGACCTGTATAAACTAAACATGGAAGATGCAAACGTTTATCGTATGCTTTCTGATGGGTTTACTAAGGGCGTGTTCCAATGTGAAGCAACACCATACACTAACCTACTAGTTAAGATGGGTATCAAGAACTTTGCAGAACTCGCTGCTTCTAACGCCTTAGTTCGTCCAGGTGCCATGAATACAATTGGTAAAGACTATGTTGCTCGTAAACACGGTAAGCAAAACATTGACTACAAACACGAAGTTCTAAAAGCATTCACACAAGAAACCTATGGATGTATTCTGTATCAGGAACAGGTTATGCTTGCCTGTGTGGAACTTGGTGGAATGACAATGGCTGAAGCGGACAAGGTTCGTAAGATTATTGGTAAGAAGAAAGATGCTAAAGAGTTCGATGTCTTTAAAGACAAGTTCGTAAAGGGTGCTTCAAGATTCCTAACACCTAATGCTTCTCAGGACCTATGGCATGACTTCGAAGCACACGCTGGATACTCGTTTAACAAGTCTCACGCTGTGGCTTACTCAACAGTTTCATACTGGACAGCATGGCTAAAGTATCACTATCCTATTGAGTTTATGTATTCATTGCTCAAGAACGAAAGTGATAAAGATGCTCGTACTGAATACTTGATTGAAGCAAAACGTATGGGTATTCCTGTTCGCTTGCCACACATCTGACTTTAAAATCGAGGGCAAAGGAATCAGATTTGGACTATCATCTATTAAGTTTATTAGTGACAACATTGCTAACAAATACATTGCTGCTAGACCATTTGCTTCCTACAAAGAATTAGAAGAGTTTACATTTGGTAAGGGTAATGGTGTTAACAGTCGTGCATTGCAGGCTCTACGCCTTGTAGGAGCGGCTACATTCGAAGACCAACCTAGAAACGATGAAGAAGTTCGTGAAAATCTTTATGAATATCTTAATCTGCCAGAATTCAACACATCAATTCCACAACACTACCACGCATTTATCAATGACGTGGAAGAGTACGAAGAAAAGGGTGCATACATTCTGATGGGTATGATTAAGAACATCAAGCGTGGTAAGGGCTGGTCTAGAGTAGAACTACTAGATAGAACTGGTAGCACTGGTATCTTCGATGACGAGAACACAACTATTGAAGCAGGTAGAACCTACATTGTTCTAGCAAGTGACAATAGAATTGTTACAGCAATTCCAGCAGATGAGATTAAGGGCAATCCTTCTGGACTTATAAAGATTCTTAACTTCCGTCAGTTGCCATATAAGGATGATGAACTGTTTGTAGTGTCATTCAAACCAAGGGTAACTAAGGCTGGCAAGAAGATGGCTTCTCTAGTTCTAGCAGATGCTAGTCGTGAGATGCATAGCGTTACAGTATTTCCTACGTCTTTCTCTAAAGCGTACATGAAGATTGATGAAGGAAATGTTTACAAATTCTCTTTGGGTAAAACTAAAGATGGAACAATAATTATGGAAGATGTGGAAAATGTTTGATGAAGTAGCAAAAGAACTGCACGAAACCGCAGTAGAAAAAGGTTTCTGGGGCATTGCCTATAACAATGATGACAAGGAATCCTTGGATATATTTATGACTAAACAACTAATGATGATTGTGTCAGAAGCGGTAGAGGTTATGGAAGCAATTCGTAAATCCAGAGGTCCAGAAGAAGTAGCAGACGAGATGGCTGACATTATCATCCGTACTCTTGACCTATATGCTGGTCTTCGTGAGTTCGAGTATGTCAATGGCAGCCTTGACGATGCCTTTGAAAAGAAGACAGGCTACAATAAGTCTAGACCAGAAAGACATGGGGTTCGTTTCTAATGACTACTATCGAAGAAGCAATGGCAGCACTAGACCCACGCATTCGTAAGCGTTTGACTAACGGTGTTGGATTTAAAACAGAGTATCAGGCTACACCTAGTTTCGGGTTGAACCGTGCACTCAATGGTGGACTACCTATGGGTAGACAGGTATTGGTTTGGGGAAGTAAGTCTTCTGCTAAATCATCTCTATGCCTACAGATGATTGCACAGGCACAAGAAGAGGGCAAGTTGTGTGCCTGGATTGATGCTGAGATGTCATACTCTGAAGAATGGGCTAAGAGACTTGGGGTAGATACAGATAACCTTATTGTCTCTCAGGCTCGTACAATCAATGAGATGGTTGATGTAGGAACTAACCTAATGAATGCAGGAGTAGACCTGATTGTAGTAGACTCTATTACATCGTTGCTACCTGCTATCTACTTCGAAAAGGATACTGATGAACTTAAACAATTGGAAAACACTAAACAGATTGGTGCAGAGTCTAGAGATTTTAGCAACGCTTGGAAGATGCTTAATTATGCTAATAACAAAGTTAAGCCAACCCTTTTGGTTCTTATCTCGCAATCTCGTAACAATATTTCTGCTATGTATACTAGTCAACAGCCTTCTGGTGGTCAGGCTACTAAGTTCTATTCATCAACGGTTATCAAGTTATTCTCCTCCGAATCAGACAATCAAGCAATTAAAGGCAAGATTGCAGTTGGCGATAAACTCATTGAGGAAAAGGTTGGTAGGAAGATTCGTTGGGAAGTCCAGTTCAGCAAGACATCGCCAGCATTTCAGTCTGGAGAATACGATTTTTATTTCCGAGGTGATGTTGGTATTGACAGCATCGGTGATTTGGTTGATACTGCTGAGATGATGGGCATTGTAGAACGTACAGGGGCTTGGTATATCCTTCCTGACGGTACTAAGTTGCAGGGTAGAGACAAGTTTGTTGCTCGTGTCCGTGAAGACTTAGACCTACAGGATGACATAAAGGCAAGGGTAGTTCGTGGGTAAATACACAGTATACCAGGGAAAGTTTCCTTGCCATACTTGCAGGGTAGAAGTCAAATCAGTTAGACTCTATCCAGTAGAAAAACTCATAACCTGGATGTGGCCAGAGAAGCACCTTAACGAAGTAAGTCTAGAAACTAAAAAGAAAAGGGACTATGAGCGAGAGAAGTGAGAGCAAACGTCTAGGGGCTAAACAGCACAAAAACTCTGGACGTGGAACTCATAAGGGTGACGCTTCATGGGAAGGATTTACTGTAGACTTTAAACTATTAGGAATAATAATAATCCAGCAATCGTGGTTGTCCTTGGCGAAGAGGGTATTAAAACAAGACTAGCAGTCATTGAATTATCCCTATTAGAGATGATACTTGACCTATTACCCCCAGATAGTGTATAATAGAACTACAACATTAAGGATATTAAATGGAACAAACAACAATTGAACAGGTCAATGGTCTCACAGAGATTGCTGACTTTATGAATGATGAAGAACTGACTACTGCTCTTACCTTTATTGCTAAGGTAATTCTTAAGCCAGATATTCCTCTTAACGTTGCACAAGTAGAAATCGTTCGTCTGCAAGCAATTGCTGCGAAGATGTCTTTCAAAGCCACATGGCTTACTAACGTAGATAAAGGAGACAGAGCGAAAAAGAATATTTACTATACCGCTGCTGAGGCTATCAACAACCTCGTTTCGGCTCTTAAATATATCACTCGCTAAGTTTATTATGGCAAAAAATTTATTAAATCAGGTGATGCTTAAGAAGGTGGAGACAAATCCAAACTCTAAGCCATCATTCCTGAACAAGCAAGAACTTATCGACAAGATTAATTCTGGATATACAGTTAATCGTATAGATAAGTTTCAAACTAAAAAAACATTTGCACCCAGTACGATTGCATTTTCTCACGGAGAATGTCCTCGCTACTGGTATCTTGCATTTGAGGGTGCAAACTTTGTAGACAATGCTGATGCATATGGCGGTGCCAACATGACAGCAGGTACAAAAGCACACGAAAGAATCCAAGAAGCAATGGGCAACGTTCCAGGACTTCTAGTAGATTCTGAATTCAAGGTAACATACAATGACCCACCTATCTTTGGATACGGTGACGTTATTCTTAACTGGGAAGGCTCAGAACTTCTTGGTGAAATTAAGACAATGCCTAACGAGGGCTTTGAGTATCGCAAAACTGCAGGAAAACCTAAACTGGGGCACATGGTCCAGTTACTTATTTATATGAAGATTCTGAATAAGAATAAGGCAATTCTGATTTATGAGAACAAGAACAATCACGAACTGTTGATTTTTCCTGTAGAATTAAATCAGTACATGTACGAGTGGGTAGAGAACGCTTTTGAATGGATGAGAAATGTTCGAAAGGCATGGGAAGATAAAACCCTGCCTGAGAAAAACTATCGTTCTAATTCAAAGATATGCAAGACATGCCCTATACAAGCGGCTTGTGCTTCTGCAGGTTCTGGAGAGATAAAAATTAAATCTCTGGAGCCTTTAGATGAAAAACAAACATTGTAGTTGGTGCGATAAGCAATTCCAAACTAAACTATCTTATCAGATATACTGCTCTCCCGAATGCAGGGAACAGGCAACTAAAGAAAAGATTGCCCAGAAGTATCTTAGAGATAAGGTTAAGAAACGTGCTGGCAAGATAAGGCTTTGCAAGACCTGCGGAAAACAACTGTCTATGTATACAGAAGAAGTTATCTGTCAGTCTTGCGATATCAACCCAGATGATGTTAGAGATATTCTCAAGGAGATTAAAGGAATCATAAATGGTAAAATTGAACTTGAATAAAAAGCCTAAAAGATTTTGCTCTATTGATGCTAGTACAAATAGCCTAGCATTCGCTATCTTTGAGGATGATAGAATCATTGCCTGTGGCAAGATTAAGTTTGAAGGCACAACAACATATGAAAAGGT